TGTAAATATACTTTTCAATCCCAAATTGTCCTCGTCAGCCTGTAGTAAGTTATCGGTAGGACCCTTACAACCATCTTGGCTACAAGACTGTATCAACGAATTAAATTGAGCATCTGGTTCACCAAAAGGAGGTGGTTGTGGTTTGAGACCGAGTGCTTGAAGTAATGCAAATTTCCAAGTAAAGTTCCCATTCTCTATTTCATTTAATACCTCCTGTAATAAAGTATTATATGCTTCAATAGATTTAGAGACAGTAGCTGCTAAATACGTTGGCTGTGGCATGACTGCTGGCTCTGGTAATAGCACTGAATCGACCGCTATTGAAGGAACTGCTGCGGAAGATCTTTCAGCAGCAGCAGCAGCAGCAGCAGCAGCAGCAGCAGCAGCCTCCTCCCTTCTCTTCTTATCATAATCCCACCCTTTCCTCCTCGAGGAATGCAGCGGTCTCTCCGATAAGTTTGCTCTAGTACCGATAATATCGGTAATGGTACCACCCTTCTGTGGTTGTTGGTTTAACGGTATACACAATTTTTTCCTACATTCTTCAATTATTTCTAAATAATTATCACCCGTCAAAGGTGTTTCATTTTTAAATGATTCAACATATGCTGCGTTGAAAAATGAGTATGGATCAAATCCACCAGCATGAGATAATAGAACATCACCATCGAATACATGTGCGATTTTACATTTTCTGAAAAACCCCAATACATCAAGTGCATCAGTAATCTTGTCATCACCATCAAATTTAATTCCTAATGCTTTTTTAAGATACTTTAATGCTACCTCATCGCCTACATCTGTTCCAATGGGAACAAATGAATGCAACCCAATACTCTTTCCATGATCGGTTTTCTTGTCGGCGGCCATCGACGTGTCAAGTATGTGTTTAACACGAGCAACTTCATTATCGGAAAAGGGAGTTCGCTTATCCATCAATGCATTATTCTTATCATATTTACCATCTATCGTTGGTTTTGTACCGTATTCCAATTCATCATAAAAACGATACCAACTAGCCCAACCTTTTGAAAATTCGATCCAACCAGCGTCATTTAATTTAGTAGGATTAGTAGGATCAGTAGGATCAACACCATCAGCCAATAAACTCTTCGATTTACATATGTTCTGCAATTCAAAAATAAAACGTAATTTATTTACATCCCGATTTCCTAAAATAACAAATACACGGCCATCCAACTTTGGATTTTCAAGTAAACCATGAAGTCCTTTTATTGACGAATATACATGCATCCCTTGATCAAAATAATCTCCTAAAAACGCAACATGTAATGTTGGATCCCCAATCATCATTGAACTTATTTTTGCATAAAATTCAGGGCTGCAAAGTGATGTAGATTGAGGACGTTTAGTATCTTGTTGACAACCTTCGATATCGGAAAACATTAACAGTTTTTTCTTTTTTGAAGAATCGACGATAGGATCGCCATCGGTGAATCCCGTAGCCATTTGCTTATATAAATAAGTAAATAAATAAATAACTAGGGTAGGAAATCAATAAAATGTGCGTAATTTCAAACGGATTATTTTCGAGTAATTGTATATAACCCAATAAGGAACAATAATAATGTCGAAGCAAATGATTCCCATCGAACTCACGAGAGATACTTTTAAGGGATTGCTCGACTATAATAGTAAAAATAGTAAACATACGATACTGAAACTAACTGCGAATTGGTGTCGTCCTTGTAAAACAATCAAGGATTTGTCGATACAGCAAGTGGCCAATCTCTCGAACACGTCGATTGAATGTTATGAGATTGACGTAGATGAATCATTAGATTTTTACGCATTTATGAAGCAAAAGCGGATGGTGAATGGTATTCCAGTGTTTCTTTTTTATAAGAAAGGTAATCTCGATTTTGCCCCCGATGATTCTGTGACGGGTGCAAATCCTCCTGATATTCTGTCATTTTTTGCAAGATGTGCAAAGATATAAATGCGTGAATGTATGCAATAATTATGTATATGTATATGATACATTATAGGCCAGCTGATCAAGACACCCCACCCCCATCACGCAATGGAATCACTCGATTTAAATATAGACAATTATGAATTGCCGGATATTTTGGGGTTATTCAATTTACCAACACTATTCAATGAAACGGATTTGAAACGTGCGAAAATGATGGTATTAAAAACACATCCTGATAAGAGCAATCTCTCGAAAGACTACTTTCTATTCTTTACAAAGGCATATAGAATCGTTCATCAAATATATATGATACGAAATCCATCCATTAAGGAACATTATACGGATAGAGTGAATCGCCCATCGGGGTGTATCGCAAAAGATACACCTTATATTCCGATTGATGGTGGGTCGGCAGCCGCCGGTGCAGCTGGTGGAAAAATAGTCGATTATAATCGTGTGATGCGAAAGGAGGGATATAGCGTGGATGAAACAGACGAATATGCGATGAAGACTCATGTATTAATGAAGAAGCGATTGGATGAAATGATGACGACAACTAGTAGACCGGAAATATTGAGTAATACGCATCAAAATAAGACCGCAGATGGTTCGAAGGTAGATAAATTAAGAGAATTCAATACATGGTTTAATGAAAAGTTTGATCAGTATCGATTGAAAGATGACGAACAAGAAAGTGGATACGATACATGGTTTCGTTCAAATGATGGCGACGGCGGTAGCGGTAGTGGTGATAATGCCGACAATAATGAAAATGGTGGAACGTGGGCGGATAAAGTTGCGCAACTTAACAAGCGTAAACTTGAATTACGAAATAAATATGCATTGGTCGAGAGACAAGAACTTGAACATGCTGGAGGAGGGGGAGTAGGGAATGTGGGAGGGTATGACCTGACAAGAGAACGACCGCAGGAATATTCTAGTGGCATATTCGGAAACTTGAGATATGAGGATCTGCGAAAAGCACATACGGAGTCGGTTATTCCGGTAACAGACGATGATTATCACGCTACTAAAAAGTTCCGAAATGTCAACGACCTTCAGACATTTAGAGACGTGAATCGTCGAAGTTTCCAAGTTAATGAAGATGAGCAGCAAAGAACCTATACTCAAACAAAGACGCGCCAGGAAGAGGAAGATACACGCCGTGCCTTCATTTTAGCCAAACAGGATGAAATCTCTCGAGATATCCATAAGAAACTGTATTCGGATATATTCCGATTGGAGTAATGTATTGTATATGTTATATGTTATATGTTATATGTTATATGTCATATGTTATATGTTATATGTTATATGTTATATGTTATATGTTATATGTTATATGTTATATGTTATATATTATTAATTATTAATTATTAATTATATGTGACGTCTCTACCGTGTATCGCTGTATAGTGATGAATATCTCCTTCTCCACGTAAAGGGTGGTCCTGCCGGTTTCCCTGTTCTCCTCGACATCGACCTTAGATGCCATCGTGCCACCCCATTCAGCGCATTCTGCTCGTTCCTCTTCCAGTAGTTCCGCATGATTGTGTAGAGCTGCTGCACGGGCCGCGTCGTAAGTAGAGTAGAGCTTCGGGTATAGCTCGCCATTTTCAAGAACAACATAAAGGTTGTTTGAACCGGATCCGGGAGACGTCATGATTTGATTTGATATGCTGATATGAAACACTGCTTATCCATACATAGGAAATTCATTTCAATTTTATTGCGACAATATATAGACAATATATAACCTATAGCTGGGATCACAAACACGATGACCGAAATAATAGAAACAAATATACGTAAAATATTCGACGAATCCATATTTAATATCGAGTTCATAAAAACGTCAACCGGATTAAATGTCGTAATATCCAACAAAAAAGACAAGGACAATACTTGTCTAATACTAAGAATAAACATAAGCACCAAAATTATCCGTATAGATAGTTTAGACAGATGTAATGTTGGGGATGAAGGAAAAGGAAACGCAATGATTCGGAAAGTAAATGATCTTGCATTGTCACTTCCAGAATACAATTCTATCAAATTACTAGATGTTTCATATATTACGCTATGCGAGACAATAACCGTAAAATTAGCACACCTTAAAATTTTAACGAAAGGAATTTCGTGGTATAATTCTCACGGATATTTTTCAGAGAATCACGAAGTGGAAGTAATACACAATAATAGTTTCATCACATCAAAAATCCACAAAATACCGGCCCTAAGAGACATACTGAAAGTCGATGATAGCGAATCAGTGTTTCCCAAGGTGAAACCTACAGACACAGTCCAAGTTTATGTATCTAGAATGTTGAAATCAATTGAATCCGCCAATTCTTCAAGTGAAGCAACGAAATGCGGCAAGGTTCAAAAAAGGAATGCCGACAACCTGAAGAATGTAGTGGATTTATTGTCGCCATTACTTATGTATGATACCAAGTTGACGAAAACTGTAGGTAGATAAACAAAACTCGAATTATTTTTATCCATTCATATACATATATAGAGATATACGTAATATCAACGCCGCGCATACATACCATGCTTGAAAACAAACTCATTAAACTGGCAATCGCCTATCTACTTATTATGATTGTCGGTTTCATATATAACAAATATAAGAAAACGATAGACATTGAAGAGCAGTATAAGGATGGCGAGCTTATCCAAAAATATTTATTAAACGATACCAGTTTAACGAAGAACAACAAACCAATATTATGGATACATATCGAGTTCGACAAGAATGCACGGGCGTGGGAGAGTTTTGGTTCACGTACAAGTGACAATTTAAATCAACCGTACCAATATTTGACGATCCGTAGTATAATTGAATCCTGTGGTGATAGTTTTAATGTATGCCTAATCGACGATGATGCCTTTTCGAAGATCATACCCGAATGGCGGACAAAAGTAGAGCATTTACCGCGACCATTACGAACACATATGCGTGAACTTGGAATGGCGAATATTCTTCATTTATATGGCGGATTCGTGATACCGAGTTCATTTATATGTTTCTATAATTTGCGTAATTTATACGACACGCATTTAGAAAAAGCAAATGTCGTGATTGGGGAACTTAGGTCGACATCAAGTATTGCTTCAGAGTCGCAATATTCGCCGTCTACCAAGATACTTGGATGTCGCAAACACGACCCATTGATGAAGGAATATGCTGATTATATGGAGAAATTAGTTGCGGCTGATTATACGAGTGAAATGGAGTTCACCGGTGAACCGTCACGTTGGTGGATTGCGAAACTAGGTCGTCCACCGATGGAAAATGACTGTAATATCGCACCTCCAGATGAAAATGTCGTACCACCTCATGCGGCCGCCGCCGCTGCAGCATCAGCAAATTATAAGGTTTCGCTTATACCAGCGGAAGAACTCGGCGTGAAGACTACAACAAACAAGCCGGTTTTGGTTGAAGAATTATTAGGTGATGTAGATATTAGATTATCGCCAACAACGGCAGGAATATATGTGCCAGATCAAGAAATACTAAAACGAAATAAGTTTCAATGGTTTGCACGTTTATCTCCAGCACAAGTTCTTGAGTCAAATACGTTGGTGGGAAAGTATATACTTGTGAAAGCATCTGGATGTTCAGGATGAAACCGTCGATGCAGCCGATGCGGCCGATGCTGATGCTGCAATTTTGATTAAGTTATTTGTAAATAATGCTAATTCGATATCATGCTCATGTATGTTATGGAAAATGGTGATATATTTACATATAAGCGATGTTAATTGATACTTTACGCCCTCGGAGTAGAGAGGTGTTAATTTAACGAAGAGAAAGTAATTATCCAAAATATCGAGTACAGAGTATCCTTGGTCGTTCAGGATAAATAATATGCGAATTGCGTCATTTAATCGTGATTCGCCAATCAATACAAAGCGAGTATATTCTTCAAGATAATGAAAGCTGATATTTGAACATATCTTATTGGCAGTTTCAAGTGTAATTTCTTGGTCAAGTAGCTTGATCTTTTCCATATAATTAATGAGTGTACGAACTGATCCGTTTGAAATCTGAAGTAAAAACTCCTCTGCATTATCTGCGATGATGATTTGTTCATTTTTTTGGATTTTCCGCATAATTTTATGTAGACACGAGTGATTTAGTTGATTTATTTTAATAATAATGTTGCGTGATTGAAAGGTGTCGACCACTTTCTGAATATTAGTGCAGGATGAAATAAAATGCACGTTATGGTGATATTTATCGATACAATTCCGAAACACCTGTTGACCCTGTTCATTTATTAAATCGATATCATCAAGCAGAACGATCTTCTTTTTTCCCGGAATCAAAGAACAAGTTTGGCAAAATATCTTGACATCATTGCGGTAATACTGGATGCCTTGGTCCTTTAAACTATTCAATACAAGAACGTTATCATTTATATTTATATTTATAGATGTTTGGCTTTTATAATATTCGCGAATTACCGCATTTATAATAGATGTTTTTCCAGAGCCGGAATCCCCATAAAACAATAGATTAAGATTATCCATTTCGATCAAACTGCGAATCAAAATAATAATTTCATCATCTAACTGCTCGAATGCGTTAATTTGCAATGGTTGATATTTATTGATGAAGGGAATAGACACCGACGAATTACCGAATAGCAACGCCATGAATAATAAATAATAAATAATAAATAAACCAATAAATAAACCAATAAATAAACCAATAAATAAACCAATAAATAAACCAATAAACCAATAAAATAAAATAATATAAAATAAAATAATATAAAATAAATAAACTGCGTATTATTAGTGTATATCTAATATAATATTTAAGCATAAACACAAAAATATTATAATAATTATAATAATATTACATACATACGGAATACTATGTTTTTTAATTTCGGGAATGGTTTTCCAAACATGGACGATATGGAGCCGGTCGATCATGCCAACATAGATTATTATAAAGTTCTTGGCGTTGATGATAAAACTAGCGATGATGATATAAAAAAAGCATACCGAAAATTGTCAATGATACATCATCCTGATAAAAACGGCAATACTGAAAAGTTTCAGGAGATAAACAATGCGTACGCAACATTATCTGATTCAAATAAGCGGCGTACATACGATATGATGCGGAATGGTGGGGGTGGGATGTTTAATCATGGAGGAGCTGGCGGATCTAATGTAGAACATGTATTTCATTTTGGAGGAGGACATCCATCGGGTATGGGTGGTGGTGCTGGAATACCGGAAGAATTGTTGCATATGTTATTCGGAATGGGTGGAATGGGTGGAATGGGTGGCGGAGTTCATGGCGGTCCAAAAGTAGTATTTCAAGCATTTCATAATGGAGTGCCGGTACGTGGACAACAAACACATAGTGGTGGCGGTGATAATCGTAACAGTGGCCCACGTATTGTAGTACAACCGCCAGAACCTATAATTAAAACGGTTTCATTGACTCTGGAGCAATCATTTACCGGATGTTCAATTCCACTTGAAATCGATAGACAAATACCAGATAATGATATTGTGAAAATTGAACGAGAAACAATGCACATACAAGTCCCCAAGGGAGTTCTTCAAGGAGATACAATTATTTTAAATGACTGTGGTAATATGAACGAGCTTGGTGTAAAGGGGGACATACGTATTATTATTAATATACTCCAACACGCAATATTTAAGGTTGAAAACTTAGACCTACATATTGAAAAAACAATATCATTAAAAGATGCCTTATGCGGGTTTCAGTTTGAAATTAACCACCTGAGTGGGAAGGTGTTTCAATTATCAAACAAACCGGGCAATATTATAAAACCTGGCAGTATAAAAACGATTCCGAACCTTGGTCTTGAAAAGGGTGGCGAAACAGGCGTAATAAAGATAAAGTTTAATGTGGAGTTTCCAGAAACTTTGACAGTAGATCAAATAAATACACTTTCTCGAGGATTATAATACATATACAATAATACATGTAAATCTCTATTTATTCTATTATAAAACAATTAGAGATTTTTATAATTATAGTATGATTGTTGAATTAGAAGAATAATTACTTATAGCGGTAACCGTTGGCGTTTGTATAAGAGATCCTATTTTGCCGGTAGCCTGCATCCGCACAGTGTAATTTGCAACTGTATTTTTACAATTTATGTTAAAATATACAAAAAGGTTAGGGGTTGCCAGGCTTGTTAATGGCGTGTTATCAGACGAATTTGCGATTCCATTTGAAATGTCAAAAATATTAAACCAAGTTATACCGGAGTCTGTTGAAAAAAACACATTATATGTATAAGTTTCAGCATTTCCATTATATGACGGTGTCATAAATTCAATAGACATTTGTTTAACATTTTGTGTTCTGTCAGCACGAAAGTATTGTATGTCAGACGGCTTGTATGGATATTGGGACGGATATATCATATTTCCAGAACTCTCAGTTACGGAATCATTATTTATGTAGCTCATATAGGTATACGATGAAAACGAATTTTGCGAGACATCGTCATTACGAATTGCTAGACTAATTCTAAATTTATAATTATGCGAATTGACAAGACCAGACAATGTATATGATGTAATATCTCCTGCAACAGAATTGCTAGGTATTGAAAGTGGAGGAAGTGAAATCCATATATTAGAACCAGGCTGATCTATATCGACATATTCTATAACATAAAAGCGATAATTGTAATAGTTTGATATAGCAGTTGTAATATAATAATTTGGATCTTGGGTTATATCCGGTAAAGCCGATGTAAGTGTAATGCTAGAATTATTTCCAC